GTTGAGTCATTTACGGATATACACACCTTTGCAACTATCAGAGAAACGCATGGGTGAAGCTTTGAGGAAAGCCGGATTTGAACGGATAGTGAAGCGAACAGACAATTCCCCGAATCCGGTTTACGGTTACAGGATTAAAAAGGTAACTCCGAATCCTTTTATCGACCGCAATTTATGAAGTTAAGAATCGGTATTTTTACTTACTACGTTACTACGGTAGTAGGTAGTAAGATTAATGTTTAAAAGTTTAATTTTTAGCAAATGGAAAATATTAAAGACATAAATATCAAACAATTCCTTCAAGAGAAAGGTATTATTCCAATAAAAAATTATGGCCATTACGGTATGTATTATTGTCCGTACAGAAAAGACCGGAATGCAAGTTTTAAAGTGGATTACAATAAAAATGTATGGCATGATTTCGGAACAAACGAGGGTGGCTCTATCATTGACCTTGTAATGAAGATAGAAAATTGTTCGTTCAATGAAGCAGCAAACAAGCTTGAAGGGAAATATGCAGATGTGCATATAGGCAGCTATGCAGACAAATCTTTTTCTTTTCGTGGGGATAACCCTTTAATCACGATTCAAAACATTCTACCAATCATTCATCCTAAGCTAATCGCTTGGGTTCAGCAACGAAAAATTGATTTAACACTGGCAAACTTCTATTGCAGAGAAATCCATTATCAAATTGGAAATAACAATTATTTTTCTGTTGGATTCCGAAACGACAAAGGCGGATATGAATTGAACAGCCCGCCCAATTTCAAGAGCTGTTTTCCGCCAAAAGAAATAACAACCATTCGGAACGGCAAAGAATCCTGTTTGGTTTTTGAAGGTTTTTGGGATTTTCTTTCCTACTTCACTATCCAAAAAATTGAAAAGACAAAGCATGATATAGCTGTTCTTAATTCGGTCGCCAATGTTCAAAAGGCAATAGATTTTTTAAAATCGCATAAAGAGATTTATACCTATTTGGATAATGATGAAGCCGGAAGAAAAGCAACGGAGTTGATAAAATCGAATTGCGTTTCTGTTAATGACCGGTCGGAACGATATACCGGATTTAAAGACCTGAATGATTATCTGTGTCAAAAACCAATAGTAAAACCGGAGGTAAAAAAGAAAAAATTAGGATTGAAACGATGAATACTAACCAACGAATGATACAATGGGCTGCGCTTGATTTTTCAGCGGAGCAAGTTTATGTTTTGGTAAGACCAAAACCCACTTGCTCCCGCGAATGGGAGTGTCATCCCGTTGGTCTAAGATGAAAATTTTTAATAAAAAATTCGTATGAAAGAAATAAAAACAGGAGGTCGTCCTGTCAAAGAATTAGGTAAAAAACGCACCTACATGGTCAACGTAAAAATGGATACAGGCGAATATTATTCGCTCAAGGCTAAAGCAAAATCGGCTGGTATCAACCGGAGTGAATACATTCGTCAGAGTATAGCCGGAAGTATAATCCGTTCACGATTAACTCCCGAAATGAATGACTATATCCGAAAACTTTCGGGTATGGGAAACAACCTGAATCAAATTGCACGAGAGGCAAATGCTGAAGGATATACTAATATCCGGAGTGAATACCTTTATCTGGCTGACAAAATTGATAATGTGATAAACATGATGGAAGATGATGGCAAAAATAGTTAAAGGGAAAAGTTTCAAAGGCGTAATTAATTATGTCCTTGACAAAGCCAAGCAAACAGAGCTATTGGCGGTAGAAGGTGTTCGTTATAAAAGTCACGAATCTATTATCCGTAGTTTCGTTATCCAAACTCAACTGAATCCAAAAGTTTCCAAAACGGTCGGGCACATCTCATTGGATTTTTCATCTCAGGATAAGGATAAACTGACAAATGCAAAAATGGTACAAATTGCCAAAGAGTATATGGAAAAAATGGGAATCACAAATACTCAATATATTATCGGACGACATTACGATAAGGAACATCCGCACATACACCTCGTTTTTAATCGGATAGATAATAACGGTAAAACGATTTCGGATAAAAATGACCGTTACCGCAGTGAAAAAATTTGTAAGGAGCTGACCGAAAAATACAGATTATACTTTGCACAAGGCAAGGAAAACGTAAAAATCCATCGTTTGAAGGAGCCGGACAAAACCAAATATGAAATTTACAATGCTTTGAAAGCAGCCGTTCCCAAATGCAAAAATTGGAAAGAATTGACAGAAGCATTGAAAAAACAAGGTATTACGATGAATTTCAAATACAAAGGCAATACAAATGAGATTCAGGGTGTACGGTTTGAAAAGAATGAATATGTATTCAACGGCTCAAAAATAGACAGACAATTCAGTTACAGTAAGATTGATTTTCAACTAAAACAGAATGACAGGATAAACGACATTCATATTCAACAGGAATACAAACATTCTCAAAATCAGTCTTCAATACTGGAAAATGTTGGTTCTGTTTTGGGTGAGTTGTTTGACATTCAACCTCAGGGAACAGATTACGATGAAGCAGAGTTTCAACGCCAGCAAAAACTAAAGAAGAAAAAGAAAAGAGGATTTAGATTATAAACAATTAAAAAACAAATAATTATGAGTAATACAAATAAAATGGATACTGCCGCAGTATTTGAAATGTTTGAAACGATAAACAACAAGTTGGATAAACAGGCAATAACAAACAAGCCGATAGAGCCGGTACAAGTTGATGTGACAGCCGTTAATGCTGCGACAGAGCGATTAGAAATTGTGATAGAAGAAATTAGGAAACCTGCCAAGGTCGAACATCAACATCGCCATACGATTGACATCGCCTCCAATTGGTTTTTCTTTTCATGGATAGTATTGGTTGTTATCATATTTGGTTTGTTTTGGGGAATTGCCAACCAACGGCAAACTATCAGCCAATATAAGAAAAATGACCTGAAATACAGATATATCAAGATGCAAGGACATACTGATGAAGAAAATATTTACCGATTGGAAAGGCAATTTCAATATAGCGACAGTATTAAGATTATCTGGAAACAAGTAGGAAAATATGAGGAATTGGTTAAGGAACAAGCAGAAAGGGTAGAAAGGGCAAAGCGAAATAGTGAGGAGGTAGAGACGTTACAAAAAGATTTGAACAGGTTGAGAAACAGATAGAAAGATACTTGCAAGGCGATTTGATAGTAAAGAATTGCGCATGGGAATTACCGCAAACGGTAAAAAACTTCTTCAAAATCCTCATTTTTCCCCCCATTTTTCCACTTGTTAGAATTTGGGGATTTATGTCAATTGTAGTATGGTTTTATGATAACATAAAGTAAATCACAGAAAATAAAAGTAAAATAATAAAAAATAATTGTTAAATTGCCAAAAAGTAGTAATTTTGAACGGAATTTAAACATAATTTTTTGAGAATGATGTAAAAGAGAAAAATAGTGCGTAAAGCACACAAAATAAGATATATAAAATAGCGATTTGCTGCTATATTCTTGTGTTCATTTACCACTCATAACCCAAATATGGGTTATCCCTCAAGAAGAAGTTTGCGAAACGCCGTGGAACGGCGTGGAACAACTTGTCAGAGGGAGAGGTGTGGTAACCTGAACACAGGCAGTTCGTTTCCACGCTATTTTTTCGTCAAAAAAATGAAAATAAAACAGTCAAAAGATAAAAATATGACAGAAAAACAAGAAATTTTCACTTCCGAATCTTCGGAGACATTTGTTTCGGTAGAACAAATTGAAACATCACAGCAAACGATTGAAGCGGTTGTTGAAACAATTGATGAGCCAACTTCCGAAGGAGAAATTATAGAAAAACCAATTAAAGAAGTTACAGAAAATTCCGACATTAAAGAAATTGCTGCAAATACAGCGGAAATTCTATTGTTGGTTAAGGCTTCTAATCGCAAGGAAGAAATCAATAAAGAACTGCACGAAGAATTACAATCATATAAAAGCGGTTTACGGCGAGAAATTTTGTATTCGGTATTGAAAGACATTATTCGTTGGCACGGCAAAGTGAGCGATCAGTATAGTTTTTACAACAATAAAATGCAAGAAGAAAATGTTGACCTTGCGACATTATATCCTACCTTACTTAACGAATATAAAAATCTTGCGGACGGATTGGAAGACCTACTTTACGATTATGATATTGAGAAAGAAGAATCCAAAGAGGACGAAGATTATAATCCCCGCTCACAGAAAAAAATTGGAACTATTACAACTGAAAGCGAAGAAAAAGACAATAAAGTTGCAAATTGTGTAAGCATAGGTTTTCGAGACACGGCAACCAATCGCTTGCTAAAACAACCGGAAGTTACTGTTTATCAAAAGAAGTTAGAAATATAAAATAAAAAATATAGAATTATGTCTGATAAAAGTAGATTAGTTTACGGAATAGATTTAGGCACAACCTATTCTTGTATATCACAGGTTGATAAATTCGACCAAGCAGTAGTTTTGCGCAATTTTGAAGGCGATGCAACAACTCCTTCGGTAGTTTATATTGATGGCGATAATGTAGTCGTTGGCAAAGAAGCAAAATCACTCAGCGCTGAAGAACCAGAAAAAACCGTTGCCTTTATCAAACGTCATATCGGCGTTGATAAAAGTTTTGATAATGCAGCCACTTTATTTCCACAAGGGAAAGACCCTGTATTTATATCTTCACTGATACTCAAAAAACTTGTGAAAGATGCCAATGAAGCAAGCGACAATCCGGAACCAATTAAAGATGTGGTTATTACTTGCCCCGCCTATTTTGGCACAAAAGAACGTATGCAAACCAAACAAGCAGGCAAAATTGCCGGTTTGAATGTACTTGCGGTTATTAATGAGCCGACTGCGGCTGCAATTTCTTACGGGATGAGAGTAAATTAATAAAGGAAAAACGAAAAGCGATAAAACAGAACAACAACAAAAGACAATACTACTTTAATTAATAGCAAGTTACACAAAAACAGCCTGCCGAAAACTGAAAAACGAAACGTTTACATTGCTTTACATCCGCTTTACATTCGAGAGCTAATTGAACGCCGTTCAAACAGCAAGAGTTTACACTACTACCAAAAACAAACCCAAAACAGCCTTTGTTCTTGCCAAATAAACTACTTACAGCCAAGAGTAGACATAATGGGCTATAACGCCGAATAAAGCCCATAAAACAACAATAAACATAGTTAGTGTATAAGTTATGGCCGCTTTTGTGGCTTTTCTTTTATATAACTACCGGTGCCGGTACATCTGAAAGCCTTTGAACAGCCATTAAAACGGGAAAAAAAGACATTGGGGGTACACTTGGGGGTACGTTTGGGGGTACATTTTTTGGCTTACAAAAACGAAATGTTTTGAATGGGGTTACATTTGGGGTTACATTTTTCGTTTTTTTTTTTTTGATTGATTGGTACAAGTTGCCATTTTTATGCTTCCAAAGTGCCGTTTTTCAGTTATTCAGGGGGTAAAAATTCAGGAGATAATATTTTGTAAATCGTTGATATTCAGAAATATTTGTTATATTTGCAAATTGTATGATTTATAAAAGCGTGTGTGGTGGGAAAGTGTGATTTAAGTGATGATAAATTGGCGCTGGAAGTGTTGGTGCATTTTGTAGATAAAAATGGTAAACGCATTCAGCCTGTATGTAACCGGATTCAAATTCCGTTGCAGGTTACAAGTATTAGTAAAGAAGAAAACGCAATGATTACGATGATATTTAACAATGCTATTTGCAGCCGTCTTTGCGATGTGTCAATACTTCAAAGGTTGGTTCGCTCTTTAAGCCGGGTCGAAATGTTAAAGGCACAATATGGTAATGATTATGATAAATTGCAAGAACTTGAAGCATTTCCGATTCTTGACAGCATTGAAATTCAAGATATTCCACATACTTGCTAATAAGCGGATCCTTTCTGATACAATACATGACTTGCAAATCCGCTTCCGGATGTTTTATATCAAAATCACTCAATCTGTTCCAAAATTCAATGTTTTGAATATCTCCATTTCTTGATTCCTCTGTAAAAAACAGATGATTATATTTGTAAATGTGTTTCATATCATTACTAATTTTCAAAGTGATTATTTACCGTTTAGCGTTAATGGCTGCCTGTTGCTGACTATTTCCCAAAAACGGACGGGATTTCAATGGGATTATTAAGCGTGCATTGCCCGGATTGCAGCAACCGGCACATCCCCCACACGCGAATTTTTTTTAGAATCTTCGAGTATGGAAAGGAGTTGCTTCATTATTTCCTGATTTGTTTCTCCCTGCCGCTGGTTAGCCGAAATGGTTTCGTGTGTCATTTTAATAGCATCCTGTGAAGCTTTAATAGCATCCTGTGAAGCTTTAATGGCATCCTGTAATGCTTTTGTAAGTGTAATATTAGTTTCGCTTAACGCATCATTTTGCCGTATAAGTGCATCTATTCGCTCGTCGTTTGTCATAGGATTTCTATTGTATTCAATTTGTGAAGTTTCTTTAGTATTAGTTTTTTCGTTGTCATACGCCTTAGGCAGGTTTAACATCTCGCCCTCTCCAGTTATAAGCCATTCATAATTTACCTGTTTTAAATGTATCTTAATGTTGTTCAGTATATTAGATGATGGTGTTGGGTACTTATTTGTTCGACTATCTATATTAAATAGTCTATTTAGGACTTGATGTGAAGATATATTTGTCATTCTTACAAACTCAGCAACATTACCATCTGCTAACTTTTCTATTAACAATTTAATTCGATAATTCAAATCCGGTAAAATAATTTCACTATTATTATTCATAAATCAAAACATGTTTGTATTTTTGCCAAAAATTTAATTCAAAATATTATGGATAAAAACAGACTTCTTGGAGAAATACGGTATAAAGAGAAACATGGCAAATACCCATCTTGGATACGTTTGAAATTCTTTCTTATTTGTGATTTTTTAAAATATGGCGGTTTTTTTATCATTTTAATATACTTATTATTAGTGCTATCAGTGATACTGCTATGCAAAAAAATTGTATACGGATGCTGACAAGCCCACCGAAAGCATTGTTTGCCAAATTTTGAATAGTCCCATCTTTCAAGGCATCAATTCCGCCTTGACTTATACTAATCGTTTCGCTTTTCTCGTCATATTCAATATATTCAAGCTTTTCCAAATAATTCACAGCTCGTCGAATATCTAAGAGGTCGGCCTTCCACATCAGTGATTTGTCTATATACGGAGCCATTCTCAGGGTAGTTACCGGACCGCCTGTATTTGAAGTACCTTCTGTAGCCAAATATTCCAAAATCATAACTTGAAGGCGGCACCTTTTATAAGCGTTAAAAGCATCACGATATAGATTATACATCTTAATCATAAATTATTATTTGACTGTAAAAATGTTTTGATTTTTGTTTGTTAAATCAAAACATGTTTGTATATTTGCAGCGATATTTCAAAATTAAACAGACTACAAATATAGTGAAAATTTATTTACAAAAAAAAAATTAGAATCATGGAAGATTTTCAAGAAGTATTAGCAAAAGTGTTAAAAGCGCGGGCGGCACACAAAGCAAGCCTGAAAGGCATTGAGTTGATGCAATACAATTTGTATTGGAAACTGCGCGGTTGGATTATGCGCGAAACATCATACCGATGTGTATGCGTAAGCGAAATAGTAGATAAGGTAGAAAAATATGCTCCTAAAGCAATCCTGAAATGCAGAGAGCAATTTGAAAAAGCAGTAAATAATTTGTGGAGCGCAGTGAACGACTTTTCTATTGACAGCGAAGATTATTTGCGTGAAGACTTAGAATTTGAATTATCATACATTTATAAATAACATGAAAAGAAGAATTGTAACTGAGTATGGCGAAAGCAAGCAGCTTGCCGATTTGTTTGGATGCACAGTCCAAATGGTCAATTACTCGCTGTCTTTCAGAAAAAACAGTCTGCTGGCGCGGAAAATCCGAAAAGCAGCATTAGAACGTGGCGGTTTCGATACCGGCGAAGTAGCTAATAAATAAAAACGGATAAGTCTATGAAACGCTTTTTAATTTACTTATTAGGAAAAGATGACACCCGTTGGTTATTGTCTTTAAGCCTGAAGCACAGACTTTATATGCTCTACTTCCTTATAAGTTTTGTCAGTTTGTGCATCGCAGACGAAAACCCTCTGTGGTTAATTGCACTGGTAGTGTTGAATTTTGGCAACTCTGCCCGGTTAATCAGGAAAGTTCCATTAAGAAAATCCGTATAAATCAATAAATGGAGTACTACAACAAGATAATGTGCGTAACCTACGAGGAACTTGTTCCCGAAATTATGGCGTATAATACGCTAAAACAGAATATCGCTCGCGGCAATGTTCAACGAATAAAACGTGGCGGCGGCGAAGGTTCCTGCGCATTGATTGTTTATAACTCCCTGCCCGAAAAATACAAACGGCGTTACGAAGAAAAATATGGCGACCCGGAGGAACTGTTCAAAAAAGCAATGACTAAAGATAAAATGATAATAAGCGAAGAAGCCCACCGGTTTTATGAGGACTTTGAATACTGTTTAAATGGCGTTCAAACCCATTTGAGCGGGAAGTTAATAGGCGAATATACCATTAACGCATCTGTTCTGAATGTGCTGATCAATGACCTGAAAGAGAAAAAACGTTTTAGAAAGCAAACCAATAACAGCGATTTAAGTAAGAATACCGGAATATCTATTTGGGATATAATATATGAACACTGCGAGCAACTCAGATACAAAACAGATGAGAACAGGAGAGAAGAAAAGAATGCCATACATTCGCTTCCCAAAAACCTTGCCCGCCTGAAAGACAAAATAAATGCTTTTAGAAAAACCGGTTACGCCTCGCTAATCAGCGGAAAAATAGGAAATATCAGTACGTTGAAAATAACCGGAGAAGTGGGCGAAGTGCTGATTGCGCTGAAAAGAAGCCGCAAGCCTGTATTTACCGACACACAGATATTTGAACGGTTTAATGAAATTGAATTGCCCATGCACAATGCCGGAGTGTCAGCCCCGAAAGATATGTGGAAGCCGCTAAAAAGCCGTAGAAGTATGGTAGCGTGGTTCAATCGGGAAGATATTGTACCACTTTGGTATGATGCCGCCTACGGTGAATTAGCCGCCCGCCAGAAGTTCAATATTAAAATCAATACCGAACTTGCAAGCAAGCGCGATGCACGCTGGGAGGGCGACGGCACCAAGCTGAACCTGTATTACAGAGATAAAGACGGACAGAAACGCACTTGTCTGGTCTATGAAGTGATAGATACCTACAGCGAAGCCCTTTTGGGTTATTGGATTTCGGAAACTGAAGATGCCATACAGCAGTATCATGCCTTCAGAATGGCAGTGCAGAACACGCGGCGCAAGCCTTATGAAATAGTAACCGACAATCAGGGAGGAGCCAAAACAAAAAAGATGCAGGACTTTATGAAAGCCATCAGCCGCATTCCCCGCGCTACCATGCCGAACAATCCCCAGTCGAAAACGATAGAAAGCGTATTGGGACGGTTTCAGCAACAGGTATTGCGCCAGCTTTGGGAATTTACCGGACAAAATGTTACCACCAAAAAGGACAGCAGTAGGCCGAATCTTGAATTTACGAAAGAAAACGCAGACAGCCTGCCCACTAAAGCGGAACTGTTGGAAAAATACGTCGAACTTCGAGAGATGTGGAACGGCGAGCGGGCGATGCTGACAACGAAAAAAATACTGACACACCCGAAAACCGGCATCGGACGTATGGAAATGTACCTTGCGAGTGAAAATGAACTTGCTCCGGAAATGAGTGCGAGAGAAATGGCCGAATCGTTCTGGTTGTGGACAGACAAACAAAGCGCCTTCAATCCCGGCGGCATAGAGATAACCGTAAACAAAGTAACATATAAATATGATGTGTTTGCACAGGACGAAATAGATACGATAGACGTAGCTTGGCGAAGAAGAAACACTTACCGCAAATTTTGGGTAAAATATGATCCTTACGATATGTCGCAGGTAAAACTGTACAGGGAGGACAATGCCGGCGAAAAAAGATTTGAACGTTTGGCAAGTCCTCCGATAATTATTCACAGGGCTATTCAAGATCAGCAGGAAGGCGAAAGAGAAAAAATAAATACTATTATCCAACTGAACAGACAGGCACAGGTGGAACGCTTCCTGACAGCAAAAGAAATAGAGTGGAAACATGGCGTTGCGCCGGAACAAAACGGACTTCGCACGCCGAAACTGAACGGCTTCAGCAATGAAGAAATGGCGGAAGTAAATTTGGCTCTTGAGCGCAAAACTCAAAAATACCGTAATAAATCCATTGCACAAACGAATAAGGACATCAGCATGATGACTTACGATGAAGTGCAGCAATACGATGAAACGGAAAACAGTAATAGAAACTTCAATTTTAAACGAGCAGCAGAAAAATTGTAATGACAACACTAAAAAATTAAAGATATGTTAGGAATCAGCATCGTAAAAACAAAAGAACTTCAACGTCTCCGCGACATAGACGAAACGTTTATTTCGATAATCAGGAGTAAAGATGAATCAATAGACTCGCTGAAGGTGCGAATCGAACAGTTGAAAATTATTATGAGGGAAAAAGATATTTCAAACGGTTTAAAATAATTTATTATGAGTGAATTAACAATTAAAGAAAAAGATGCCATACGCGACAATTTACGTGCGTATTGCAGCAAGTACCCCAGTCAAAACAAGGCGGCAGGGAGTTTGAAGGGTGTGAGCGCCGGAACCGTATCTACTATCCTGAATGGAAAGTACGACAATATTAGCGACGAGATGTTCCGGAACATAGCCATGCAAGTAGGAAGCGGAAACGCTACCGGCTGGCAGATCGTAGAGACCGGAGCTTACAGGGAAATCTGGTTTGCAATGGAAGATGCGCAGGAGTGGCGCAATGTAACATGGATAGTTGGCGATGCCGGTTGCGGAAAAACAACCACCGCCCAACTGTATGCACAGGAACACAGGGAAGTATTTTACGTCCTTTGTTCGGAAGATATGAGTAAAGCGGAGTTTATCCGGGAGATTGCCCGTACCATCGGACTGAAAACAGACGGATATACTTTACGTGATTTGTGGGATATTATTATCGGCAACCTTATTCAGATGGAATCTCCGCTGATGGTTTTTGATGAAGCAGACAAACTGACGGATACGGTTTTTCACTACTTCATCAGTTTTTACAACCGGTTGGAAGAAAAATGCGGTATCATTTTCATGAGTACAGATTACATCAAGCGGCGCATGGATTTGGGATTGCGGCACAATAAAAAGGGCTACAACGAAATTCACAGCCGTATCGGTCGAAAATTCTTTGAACTTGACCAAACAACTGCTAATGATGTCTATGCCATTTGTGCGGCAAATGGACTGAAAGACAAAGCAAAGATTAACGAAGTAATCAGAGATGCGGAAACCTGCGACTTTGATTTGCGCCGCGTTAAGAAGTCGATTCACAAAGTAAAACGGTTAAGTGAATAAAGTATGGCAAGGGCGTTAAGCGTACAGGAAGTACTGAGCATGAAAAAGGCTGTTTTACCTTTTGAAGGTAAATGGGCGGATGCGTTTGGCGCGCCGGAACGCACAGGCGTCTGGTTTATCTGGGGAAACTCCGGTAATGGGAAAAGCAACTTTGTAATGCAATTATGTAAGGAACTGTGCAAGTACGGACGTGTGGCATACAATAGTTTAGAAGAAGGCGACAGTCTTTCTGTACAGAACAGTTTTATCCGGCATGGAATAAGCGCCGCCAACAAACGGATGCAACTGCTCAACTGCGAGCCGATAGATGAACTCTCGATACGCATGAGCAGGCGTAAATCTCCGGACTTCTACGTGGTGGACAGTTTCCAATATACTCAAATGAGTTACAGGGAATACATCAGCTTCAAGGAGGCACATCGTGACAAACTGATCATCTTTACCAGCCATGCAGATGGACGTAACCCGGCAGGACGTGCGGCAAAGAGCGTGATGTACGATGCTTCTCTTAAAATTTGGGTAGAAGGTTGGAGAGCCTTTTCTAAAGGGCGTTTTATTGGATCGACCGGTAAATTTACCATTTGGGAAGAGGGAGCCATGGAATATTGGGAACCAAAAATTAAAAGTTAAGTATATAGAAATCAAAATTTACAGATATGATATGTTCAAAATGTAAAAAGAAAATACCCGCAGGCAAAGGATGTTATAATCGTCCTGACGGTATTATATGTGTAAAATGCAACGACAGGAATCCGTATGTAATGAAGGATAATGTCTATGAATCGTTAGAATTAGTAAAAAAAATATTTAAATTATGATTATCGCAATAGACTTTGACGGAACATTGCACACAGGACACTGGCCAGGAATAGGTGCTCCGACCCCGTATGCAAAGGAAGTAATGCAAAAATTGAAAAACGAAGGGCATTACCTGATTATCTGGACGTGTCGCGAGCGCGAGAGTCAAACGGAAATGGTCAATTGGTTGCTGGAAAAAGGTATACCATTCGACCGGATAAACGAACACAAACCGGGCAACGTTGAACTGTATGGCTATTCTTCCCGGAAAGTATATGCACACTTGTATGTCGACGACAAACAAGTTGGCGGATTGCCCACTTGGTACGAGATATATGAGTGGGTAACACAAAAGGAAGAAGAGTATCAACAATTTAAAAGGCAACGATTATAAATAAGCGATGCAAGTTACACTGTATCCCGGCACCTATAGATTTGTTTGCGAATGTGGCGGACAATATAAAGAGATGACAATAGCAAAAGTAAACCACAAATGTGAAACATATTGTTGGTATTGTAAACAAGAAAACGGAAAATTTATAAAAATCATGGAAGAAACATTAAAATTTTCAACGAACTGGAACAACAAACTTAATTGCAACTCATTCACAACGTTGCGGTTAAGAAATGACAATAAGTATTATGCAGGTGCAAAAGTCAATATTTGGCTTGGTAATGCTTACAAAGGAAAAGCAATCATTATCGGCGTATGTCTTTATACACTTGATAAAATCAACGAATTTGTTGCACGACTTGATACCGGTTATTCTGCTGATGAATGCCGGAAAATAATAATGGAAATGTACAAAAACAAACCCAACATTGACTGGTCTACTCAACAATTGGCGTTTTGTTTAATCTCTTACGATGAACGCGCAAAACAACCTGATTTATTTTCAGAACAAACTCAAAACAGCCATGTATGAAATAGCGAGTGGTTCAATCACAATAAATGGGACAATATTCAAGGAGGTACCTTGCTCGTGCTATGCCTGTCCATGGTGGGCTGGTGGTCGAGATGATAAGTCAGGGTGGTGCGTTACCTTTCAGAAAAGAAAATGGCGCTACGACAATGTACCTAAACGCTGTAGGGAGTTGTTTGAAAAAGGCTTTAAGATAGGAGGAGATTTAGTAATAATAATTAAAGATTAGAATCATGGCAAAGAAAATTTTAGCAGTTCGTTTATTGGTGGACGAAAAACAAGTACAACAAGCAGCATCTTTTTTAGATGTAAGTGATGAAGTTATCAGTAAAGAAGATGTGCAACACAGATTCTTCAACCGCGAACCGGTTGTGGTGGATGTTACGGAACTGGGAGAGGAATCCTTTTCGATGACATTAGCTTTTGTGAGTTATATTTTATCAAAAGAACAAGATGAAAATGAATAAGCTATGCAAAATCCCCCCCCCTCGAAAAATCGTGTAATCAAGTATAACTTGATTTACAGGCTACGGAAGAAAGGATTCCGAGTAATCACTAAACAGCACATCATTACAGCGGAATATCTTTCTCAACCTTTGAATATTCGCCAAATAAGGCGATTAGTGGAAGAATATAATTTTAATATACAATTTGAAATACAATGAATAAGCCTGAAAACTACGCCGCTTTTTACGGTCTGTTAAACCGGATGTGTGCATCCGACAAAGAGGAGTTGAAAAAGACTATCGTTTCGTCATATACTTTTGGGCGGACAGACAGCCTGAAGGAAATGACCATGCCGGAGTATCTTGCGGCATTGAAAGGAATGCAAAAGTTGATAGTACCAACCCCACAGGAGCAGGAGCAAAAGACAATAAAAAAGAAACGCTCTGCTGTATTGCATCAAATGCAATTATACGGAATTGACACCGCCAGTTGGAACAAGGTAAATGCGTTCTGCTCAGACAAACGCATTGCCGGGAAAGTATTTAAGGAATTGAATGCAGACGAATTAGACGAATTACATATCAAAATTCGGGCAATTCGCAGAAAAAAAGAAAACATTATTGTTTAACATTATAAATTTTTGAATTATGGCAAGAGAAAAGAAAGTAGTACACACAGGTGTATCAAGTGAACAATTTGAGGCAGCATTCAGCGAGTATGCAAAAGCTGATGCTGAGTTAGTGAAAATCAATGCGACAATTGACGTTCAAATGACGAATATTCGCGAAAAATATGCGGATAAGATAGGAGAGTTAGAGGAAAAGAAAACGCAGGCTTTTGATGTGTTGCAAGCCTTCGGTATGGAAAATAAAGCTGAACTGTTTTCCAAAAAGAAAAGCATGGAAAGCGTACACGGCACATTTGGCTTCCGCACCGGAACACCTAAATTGAAAATGCTCAAGGGCTTTACCTGGGGGGCAGTTACAAATTTGCTAAAGGAATTTTTGCCTGCGTATGTGCGAATCAGTGAGGAGCCGGCAAAAGACAAATTGCTGGCAGACAGGGAAGACAGCGAAGTGGCTGCATTATTTCCGAAAGTAGGGATTGCGGTAACGCAGGATGAAACGTTTTTTGTGGAACTGAAAAAAGAAAATGAGCAATGAAATTCAACAAACAGCCGGAATACTCCTATTATCCGGATGGTAAGAACTGGCGCGTGTGCAAAAATACATACGGTGAAAACGGTTGTGTTATCGGAAGTCCCGGAGGAGAATTGTACTTTACAAAAGAGGAGGCAAGAGCGGAAGTATACCGGCTGAATGGTTGGACGTTAAAAGATAAGAAATAAGTTGATGATTGTGTAATTTCTGTTTAATATCTAAACTAAAAAACGGCTCATACATTGGATTTGAGCCGTTTTTTTATTATAAATGAGTAATTTTGCAAAAAAACTATATGCCAAAAGGTCGGAACAAAGATTTAATCAGCAAGCGTGATGAGTCTCTTTGCCGCCGTTACTACTATTGGACGGAGGTAAAAAGGCTTCGCTTTGATGATGCGCTGAAAATTTTGTCCGAACAGGAGTTTTTTATTTCGGAAGAAAGAGTCCTTGCCGTTATCCGAAATGCACGAAAGACTGACAACACAGCTCCGGTGGTTAAAAAGGTACGAATACCCCGATTGAATTACCGGCAACTTTCACTATTCACGGATGATGCTAATTACCCTGTTTCGCAGATTCATCGTGCTGCCAATACTTAAATGTCTTTTCGTACACCTTCACATTGCCCGGAAGCGTATAATCGCGACTTTTCACACGAACCATTGGCCCCATGTATTTATTCAACCGGAAACCTTGCAAAGCCTTGTAAACTTCGGCGCTTAATTGCTGCCGTTCGCGGATTTTTTCAATAGTTCCGGAGCCAATGTGCGTGTCATCGTAACAGTCAATCGCAAGTTTGACTGTCATTTGTACATTTCCTTTTTGAACTCCCAATCCAACATCCGACCAGTCGACATCTGCATTTTCAACAAAAACACAGGGGAATGTTACCGGGTAGCCGTCCTGTTCCGAATCCAAGATGTCTAATTGCCCGGTGTCCTCGTCAACGAGCGAGAGACCGTTTACTTTTTCTTTGATGCGGTTGAGTACCGCGATTAAAATTTCTTCCATTGCTAATTATTTAAAATGTTACGGATTTCGTTATCCATTGTTTGACGGATTTCATCGTTCAGCTCCTTGCTTTCGCCTATGAACTGGCGTTGTGGAATTTTGATGTTTAGCTTTGTTTTGGGCGTTAGTGCCAGGGCTTTCCATTTGTTGGCATTTTCCGAAGCGTTTTCAGATTTTCCTTTCTTAACATCCTTACTGTCCGTCTTTTTTATTCCTGTTTCTTTGTAATACATTGCCCACGCAAACTTTTTCATTTTGGGAGTTACAGTCGGTGAGGTATTTCCTCCCCAGTTGTGAATCGGTGCATACTTCAGTTCATTGGCAACTCTTACCCTATAATCGGAAGGCGTGTATTTAATACTGCTGTACAAATGATTCCGGCTACTCTGCAAAGCTCCGTAATTGGCGGCGGCTGATGTACTGCCTGATTGCTGCCGTTTGGTTTTATCCCACTGCTTTACTCCGTTATTTAAGAATCCTTGCCGCTCACGGATATTGTCCTGATAGTGAGCCTTTGCTATATTACCGACTTTAACAGGCAGCTTCCGGCGCATCAGGTCGTCTAATTCACTGCGTTTTTGTTCCAACAAACGATTAAATTCTTGCAGAGTCATTTGTATATTAAAAAATAGTTTGTAACTTTGTAGTTCTTAAAGCCGTAGTTAGTTTTCATAAGGGGTCATGAACCTCAGTAAAACTTTCTACGGCTTTCTTGTAAATGAATAAATACGCTCGAAAATATGACCTCGTATATTGACCTCCTCCGTTTTTACATAAAAGACATTCCCTTTATACCGGTATTCGTATGAATTATAATTTGTAATTCCTTTGGCTACTTTTGCCTGCACATTTGCAATATCAACAGGATTCGTCATATCTTTCCCCTCTCCCAAAGGGCTGACACGAATAAATTTTAAAGACGATATATTTCTATTAATTACCAATGCTGCTTTTAGCTGCTCATTATTATATATATGATTCAGTATAGCTTTCATTGTCTTTTTGGAGGTCGTAATATTACCTGTTTTGAGATTGTCAAAATGCAATCTCTTTTGTTTGATATGGCTTTCCTGTGCGATTTTTCTTTCGGAAACAAGTTTTTCGTAAAGTTTATCCAATTTTTTAGATATTTCTTCTGCCGATTTCTTGCTTTCTTTTGTAGCTACTCCTGCTTTTTTCATCAGTTCCATTGGTCGGGAACAGTGATAGCAGTCTTTTTTACCTTTCGCAGCATTGAAAAATTTACCTGCCGAATTGTTCGACAATACTTTCTCTCCGGGAAGAGTACAAGCCGCACAGTTAGGAGGGTTGTATGGATGCGAGTCGCTAAACAAAATACCTTCCTCTCCCGGATTGTTATCTAAACCGGGTGCAGGGTTATCCAACGTGCTACTACCCCTCAAAGGAGTAACCGGTTTGTCGGTTGCGCGCAGGCTGCACTTACACCCCCAACGGTCGCCCGGCTTGTGTTCGTTCCAAAGCGAGTCATTAATCGGCCGGATTATTCCTGTGGGAAACCAAAAAACTTTATGGTCTAATCCGGGATTTATGGCTGTAGTTTTAATCCATTCGAGATTCGGCAAAATATCAGCTTCGCGTTCAAACTGTTTCCACTCTGCCGCCTGATGCGCTCGCTTAATAGCGGTATCGTATTCAGTCTTAAACCATATCCGGTTTTGGTGGTCTGCAATATCCTGAACATCGTTCAACCATTGTTCAAATGGTTTTAAAACGCCGTTTTCGTCTAATAGGCGAGCCGCCATATCGTTCTGCATTCTGTGGACTTTGAAAGCCGAAAATACGCCATTGTTATAGCGAAGTGCATTATGAAAATCATCATCGGGGTCAATGAATACTCCGGAGTTCCCGATCCCCTTGTAAGTCGCTTCGTTCAGCTTATCCCAAAACTCGTTAAATAGATTTTCCTCTATTTCTGTCATCGGGTTAAAATCCTCATTGTATATTCGTTTGAGCGCCTTTTTCAACACTTCATCATCAAACGAAAAACCTGTCGATACTTCGGGCGCAACGTTCCGGTAGAGGTCGGTCATTACCAGTCTAAGGCTGCCCGGTCGTGCCGGGCTTGGACGAAAAAACCTTTTAACCAATTTACAAATTTTTTCTGTTCTTTTTTGTCTGGCTCTTTTGTTTCGTCTATTTTAGAAGGAGTTGGCGGTTGCGGCGGTTCGGATGCCTGTTGTGCCTGTTTTTTTAATTCATTGTAATTTTTTGGTTTTTCAAGAAATGGAAATTCGTCGTAAATATTTTCATCATCAACAGGAACGCCAAGGTTACAAAGTTGCGTAAGGATATTTGCCTTTACCTGTAATTGATTGTAATCTGCATCTTGCACTTCTGAGAAACAAAACTCTCCGCCTTCAGTATTGATACCCATTGAAAGGAAGATGTCAGTCATTTCGTAGTTCAATACATCCAATACATAGCGGCGGTCGGATTGAGCGACTTTATCTTCCACTTTTTTGTGAACGGTTCCGAGCGCCTGAGTGCCGGTTGTGGAAGATTCGGTGGTAAGCGTATTTCCCAAAATCAGTTTGGAAATTTCGCTGTTACAACGCTCACATAAACGTTCGTATAAATCTGCGCTGCCGGTTTTGTTCCCACTCTCAATCAGATTCATTTTACTTTCGGCAGAATGGATAAGCACTGCCAGGCTTCCTGTATTTTCGGCATCTTCAATCGCTCGTCTGCGGGCATCGTCATCGTCCGTTTCGTAGACATACTCACGAATAGGCATCCCGAATACTTCCGAAAATTGTGCCCAGTCAGCCGTTGTGTTTCGTTTATAGATTACCCACGGAGCTGCTTTTGCCAACAAGCCTAAATCATCCTTGTCTCCCACAAAAATAAGGTCGGCGTACTCATCCCAAGCCGTACCGGTTATATCTGTCTGTTGGCGCATAATGATTTGTTTCACGGGGTCGGCGTGTTTTCGGGGAATAAGGTCGTAGTTCGCCCATTCGCCATCACGATAGAACTGGCAAAGCGTAAATCCCCAAAATTGCGCATCCATCACATCCTTAATAAACCGGCGGAACCAAGGCGAGCGTATCTGTTCGTTAATTGCTTTGTCGGGAATTCCATTTTTCCGAAACTCTATATCGGAAGAACCCACGGCAAGAATCCGCTTATTGATTACGCTCGCCAAGTGAGTATCCATCAATATGTCGCTATACAAGTCATACAGTTTATATCGACGTGAGTAATCGACATTTTCGGCTGCCTTGATTGATTGCGTGTAGTCGGCAATGTCTATGCCGAAACGCTTCGGCTGTGTCAATACAATAGTGGTGGGCGCTTTTTGTCCCGGACGAGAGATATTGCCACCGGTAGTTATTCTGTTTTTCTTTTTACGGCTCATATTAATAGTGATTTACTCGTTTGCGATTTGATTTTAATAAAAAAGTTGACTTGGCTCTCCGGTCTTCCTCCGGCAAAGATGGTGCGCCATCAATACTGATATCTTCGTTGGCAACTTGCTTCAACCACTCCATTGCCCGCTCGTACCTGTCTTTTCGGATTTGAGAAATCTTTTGAGGATTGTGAATGCAAAAAACATGGTATATGGCAATATCCATCGCCATCATCAGAATCAGTTGGTTGCGCTCCGTTTCAGTTGCCGAAAAAATCAAGTCGCAATCGTAACGACGTGACAGGTAGCCTCGCATTTCGGCAATGGCGCGGTCTTCGCATATTTCGACAATGGCATCGTCATCGCGAGTTAAAGCATCCAATATTTCGCGGTGGATGCTGGCATCGTAATCTGTGAGTTGAATAAATTGGCTCATAATCTTTTTTTATTATTGCTGCGAACAGCCTTGCGGGTTATTATTTTTTCCGGTTCAACATCGCGCAGTTTTTTCTCAATCTTTCGTTTGCCTCCTTCTACCGTATCGGGGCCGTCAGCAGGGAATGGTAAAAGCAGCGTGAATAGCTTAAACTGTTCTTCCAAACGCTTCATGTGTGGATTGTCCTTTTCAGCTTCATTCAGGATTAAGTTACCCTCGCGGTTAAGCGGTTCCAAGTTCGCTTCGATGCGGGTAGCCTTGTCGGTTTTCTTTTCCTCGTCGCCACGTATGTAAAGAGAGATGTTTTTTTCACGACGAACACGCCGGACAATCGGCATAAAGACTTGTTGAAAGAAGGGGTCTTGCAATTTGTTATTTTCCATCCAACAGTACACAGGAACTCTGCCGTCTACATATTCTAACAATTTCACATACCAGTCTATAAATTCGGCATTCAAACCCCGGTCAAGAAATACTTTTATAACATACAGCTTACCGGTTAACATACCCAACAGGCAAACCGATTTGGTAGAACTTTTTTTGCTTTTGTTTTCTCCCGGAGCGGGGTCTCCATATATCACTAAAAATTTGAACTTGGATAATGCAGGGACTTTACCGTAAGTCATTTCCTTAAATATCTCGCCTTCAGAAACCGGATTGTTATAAAATTCCTTTTGACCGGCAGCCATACTGACTAACGACAGGAACAAATCAATATCCTCTTCGGAGTTCTTCTGGGGCCAAGTGGACCGGCCGTTTTTGTCCCGGATATTTATTCTGTCGAAATATCCTATTTTGGGAAGTGATATGGCTTTGTCGCGAGCGCGAGTAACACAGCAATCGTTGGCAATGATATTTCCGTTAAACAAAATGCGATAATTGCCCGAAACGGACATGGTTGGTATCAATGCCTCTTCGAGCCATTTCCATTTTGTTTTGATGCGTTCCGGATTACGGCATTCCTCATCGGTGTCTATATCATCAATCAGTATAAAGTCCGGGCGAAAGTTCTTGTTACGAGTTCCGCGGGGAGACTGGCCGGCGCCGATGGCACGGAAAGAACATCCACATTGACAGGTAAACTCTCCGGTCTCCCATGTGCCGAGTTTCTTTTGTGTGCCGTAGTCCTGAATAATACGCTTGTTTTCTTCAAAGTTTGCCATAAACGGAAGTAATAAGCGTTCGGCATTATCGGCGGAATTGGAAATAAGCAGCACATTGCGGATTAGACTTGTAAGAGCTAATTTACTAATCTCCATCATGGAACGGGCCGACTTAGCCAGCTCGCGAGACCATGCACGGACTTCATACCAGCGTTTATTTGCCATAATACGCTTGGTTGCTTTTTTGTGGAAGTCTGCCGGCTCGCACGTATAATATTGGTCGAAGTAATACCGGAACCACGCTTCGTCGTCCGCTTCCAAACGTTTCCGTCTGGCTTCGATTTCTGCCGGAGTGTCTTCCATATTGATGTCTGAACTGCTGCGTATGGATGCAATCAGTTCGTCCCAATATTTAACGGCTTGTCTGTCTGCCGGTGTTAATCGTTTTTTTCCCATTTTATGCCAACTTTGATTTTACATAAGCATCCAATACAGGAGCAATTTCTTTCACTTGTTTGGGGCCGTAAGTTCTCAGGAACTGAATGAAGCCGCCAAACACAGAGGTAATCTCAGACAGACCGAGTTCGGTTTGTAAGTTTTTGATGCTTGCAGATAGACTTTTTATGACATCTGCTTCGGCAGGCATGGCATACCTTGCCTTATCTTCACGAGTAAGTATGACATTGTTAAGTTCGCTCAACTGCCGGTAGAGGTTTTTAAGTTGCTCCTCATTGCTCATTGTAATGGAAACCTTGAGCATTTCCCACTTTTCGACATTAATCCATTTGTTGATCGTAACACGAGTAACGCCAACGCGGTCGGCTATTTCTGCCTGTGTGAGATTCTCTTTCGTGTAGAGCAATTTCGCCCAGTCTTTCTTTTGCGCTATTGTTAAATCTGCCATTTTACCTACTGTTTTTAGCGCAAATTTGGCATATAAAAAGAGGTTTGAAAAATTTAAAAAGCATGATACAACTTTATGACGTTATGATAACGCCACAAAATTGTATGATAAAAATCCGATTTGCGAGGCGCGATTTTTCATTTCATTTTTGCACTGCGAAACGGGCGATATTGCCCGACGCATATAAAAAATGAAATGAAAAAATTCTTTAACATTATAGTGTCAGGTAGCACAGCCACTATATTTCTGTATGGAGATATAGGGAATTCAATTTTTGACAATGTGCATAGCGGAACAATAGCCCGCGAACTGAAGGAAGCGGAAGCCGCATATAAGAACATCGAAGTAAGGATTAACAGTATGGGTGGCGATGTATATGCGGGCATCGCCATTTTTAACGCTTTCCGGAACAGTAACGCAAACATCAAAATTTTTGTGGATGGCATTGCAGCGAGCATGGCTTCTGTTATTGCACTTTGCGGAAAACCTGTTGAAATGAGCAAATACGCCCGCCTGATGCTTCACAGTATTTCCGGCGGTTGCTACGGCACAAAAAAAGACCTGAAAGACATCATCGAACAGATTGATGTACTGGAAGGAACGCTTGCTGACATGTATGCAAAGAAAACAAACATGACCGTCGAAAAAATCAAATCGTCATATTTCGATGGCACAGACCATTACTTGACTGCTGATGAAGCTCTGTCGCTCGGATTCATAGATGGCGTATACGATGCCGAACCGGTACCGGAAGACAGTACCCCTGAGCAAATTTATCAATTATTTTATAACCGGCTTCAAAAGCCACAAAATTCAGAGAGTATGAATATTGACGAAATCAAAAAAAGAAAATTGTTTACCAATGCTGCGACCGATGCGGATGTATTTCGCATTATTGACGGTTTGGAAACGGAAGCGGCTAAAGTTCCGGGACTTTCTTCTGAAGTGCAGGATTTAACCGGGAAGCTGAAAGTTTTTACCGACAAGGCTGAAACTGAAGCGACCGCAGCAAAAAAACAACTGTTGGAAGATGCCATCGCCGATGGACGCATCAACGAAACAACCCGACCTACTTATCAGGCTTTGCTTGACAAAGACCTTGAAAACGGAAAAGTAGCGTTAGCAGCAATCCCCGCCAAAAAGAGGATTGTAAATCAATTGAATCCTGAAGAACCTACTATGGGCGCATGGGAAAAGAGACAGCAAGAAATCAGAAACCAATCTAAAAAATAACAAAAAATGGCAGTAACAGGATTAAACACCACGAATTACTCCGGCGAATTGCTGGAGCACATTCTTACCCTTGCCACCACCAACAATGAGTTGGTGTCAAGAGGGTTAATCAATGTCATTCCGGGTATTCATAAAGCGGTACACATTCCGCGTATCCGCTCCGGGAAGATGTTGCAAAAACAAAAAGAGAACCCGCAATTAACTGACAGCAAAGGCAACTTCGCTTACAGTGAAAAGACATTGAATCCTCATGACATGATGGCATTCACGGTCTTTAACCCTCGTGCATTTGAATACATTTGGAGACCTTACCAACCCAAAGGCGACCTTGTGTTCAGTGAACTTCCTCCGCAAATTCAACAAGTGCTGCTTGGCGAATTGCTCAAGCAAGTTGAAAAAGAATTGGGCTATCAGTACATCAACGGTGAGTATGTAGAAGGTAGCGATGACACTCTGTTGATGAATGGTATTCTTACTCAGGCAGCAAAAGATGTTGATGTGGTAAAAGTAGCAACTTCCGGAGCCACCATGCGCGCTCGTCTGAGAGAGTTGTACAAAGCAATTCCGAAAACGCTCCGCAACGATTCAAACCTTCGCATCTTGATGAGTGTAACGGATTTTGACACCTACGATGAAGAGTTGACCGACTTGCACGTCAAAGGACGTGATGATACTGAAGTGAACGCCAAGCGTTACAAAGGTATTACGATTGAAGTGTTGGTTGATTGGCCCGAAGAATTGCTTGTTGCTACTCCTTGTTCTCAGGGTGCTGACGGAAACTTTTTTGCCGCAGTAAACTTGCAAAACGATGAAAATGTCGTTCAAGTTGATAAGTGGGCGAATGCCAGCGAACTCTACTTCTTCAAAATGTTGATGAAAGCAGATACGAACATCGGATTCGGTGATGAGTTCATTGCATTGGACTGGAGAAAAGATGGCGCATTCGTTCCCGAAGAAATTGAAGAAGGTTAATTATTCACTTATTAAAAATTAAGAAAAATGAAAACAAAAGAAGAAGAAAAAAAGGTAGCAATCATTGTGATTAAACGTTTTCGCGACAAATTCGACCACGAAACGTACTACGAAGCCGGCAATGAATTGGAATTTGACGAAGATCGCGCTAACGATCTTGTCGAACGCGGTCTTGCCGAATTACAAATTGCAGAAGGATGAAACAGTCGCTGAAATATCTTGTTATTCACTGTACAGCCACGCCGGAAGGCCGCGAAGTAACCTCTGATGAGATTCGCAAGTGGCACACCGACCCGGTAAGCAAGGGTGGGCGTGGCTGGCAACAGGTGGGTTACACCGACATGATTCATTTGGACGGAAAAGTGGAACGATTGGTAGAAAATAACGAGGATGCCTTTGTTGATCCGTGGGAAGTTACCAACGGATCTACCGGATATAATTCCATCAGTCGACACATTGTCTATGCCGGCGGAATGTCTAAAGACGGTAAAACAGCAAAAGACACGCGCACACCGGAACAGTTGAAATCATTGGAAAATTATGTAAAAGATTTCCATCGGCGTTTTCCAAATGTGCGAATCATCGGGCATCGGGAAGTCTCGACAAAAGATTGTCCTTCGTTTGATGTTCAACAGTGGCTTAAATCCATTGGAATTAATCAATAAATTTTTTATAAACAGGGCGAAAGCCCACAAAACAAATCAAAATGAAGCATTTATTTTTAGTGTTATTATCGCTGGCTTTCAGCGTATGTGTGTTCTCCCAAACGGTACCGGTTCCTGTCCCTGACAATCCCGTCGCCGTGGTCTATGATCAGCCGGCAGCCGTGTCGGATTATTCTACTCCGGAAATCGAAGTTGTCGGTTTTGAACTTTCCTCTCCGGATATTTTTCAACACTTAAAAACAGTTAGTATGACTTACGCAAATAATTTTGGGCAGGCATTGGAAGCGTTAAATGCAGGAGAGATGGTAAAAAGACAATCATTTGGAGAGAATGTTTTTATATTTAAACAGGTTCCTTCTACAATAGACAAATTGTTAGTGCCGCGAATGACATCATTGCCGCAATCAGTTAAAGATGAATTTGAACGAAGGCGCAATGACAAACAGTCACAATTGAATGGAGATATATACTACACAGACCAATTTGCTATTGTTGATAATTCTAACGTGATTCGAGGATACAGTCCGTCTGTTGAAGATGCTTTTGCGACCGACTGGGTAATTTTAGGGTAATGTAGAAAGCGGAACGGAAGCAAATCTCTATGATGTAATAGAAGAATTTGAATTACAAAACAAAAAAAATGAACTGATATTATGGTGGTAACTGATATTCAATTTCTTGATGTAATAAACGTACTCACAACCGGCATTGCCGGTGTAGTTGGGTGGGTTGTGGGACGCAGGAAACAAAAAAACGATTTTCTCGGTGAACTGCAGCAATCAATCAATATGCTTGCTGAAGAAAACAAACAACAGATGAACGAGATTATCAAACTTAGAAAAGAGGTGATTGTGCTACGGGAAGAAAATTACAAGTTCAGTGAAATAGTTAAAAAAATGAACCTCAAATTGGAAAATGTTAAAACAGTCACAGGGACAAAATCATGAAATACTTTTTACTATTTAACGCTATAATACTGCTTATTTTGTCAGCAACGAGTTGCTGCGGAATAAGAAAGGCGATGGTAAGCCAATCCGTAATGAACGACAGCATTCAGACAAAGGAAATCAGGAGGATGAAATACGAGCCGATCCCCGCGTCGAAAGTAAATTTGTCGATTCCTGTTAAGGATATTCCTTCTTTACCTGTTGGCGCGTCCTTCTCTGAAAAGAACGGACAGGCTAATGTAAAGGTAAGGATTGAAAACGACACAATCTATGTGGATGCCGTTTGCGACAGTCTTATCCGGCGTGTAGAATATTACGAAATGGAATTGAACAGGATGCACAGCGAGAGAGAAACTCTCCTAAAAATTGAGGAGAAAAACAATGTTCAAATAACATTTAAATGGTGTTTAATCGGCTTTATAGCCGGTGTGGTAATAACAATAATAGTATTCATAAATTTAAAGAAGTAACAATGACAAAAGAATTTTTATTTGGCCTTGACAAGTTCAAGTTTTCTCCAGATGCTACACCTCCGGCGGAACTTGGATACATTGAAGAAGGCAGCTTTGACCTTGGCGGTCAGGCAGGCGAAACGGTAGAGGTAAATGCCGCACAGGTAAAAGGCTCTCCTGTTTTGGTTATTCCGAAGAAAAATGGAAGTATCAAACCTGCTTTCGACTTGATTCAAATCGTCTATACTCAACTTGTAAAAGTATTGGGGGGCGAGATTGAGGGAACACCTCAGGCTCCGACAGGATGGAAGGCTCCTTCCAAATTGGTTAATATTTCGGGACACGCTCAGATTGAAACGGACAGCGGACACTTGATTGATATTCCGAAAGCGCAGGTAACGGCATATCCAACTGATAAGTTGAGTTTGGATGGCGTGGCAAAAATCCACGTTGAACTCACGCCGATACAATCCGCTCCGGGTGTTGCGCCTTATACCATCACCGACATACCGGAGGAAGGATAATGGCGTATGGACGGAAAATTCCAAGTTGAGCCGAAAGTAGCAGACGCACTTCTTGATGTTGGTATTAGTGTCCCCCTGAAGAGTATTCGTATTCTGTTCAAAAAAAAGCCGGTGCAACTTCGTGTTACAATGAAATGCCCTCGAATGGGTACACAAATACGAATTACCCGGCTCTTTTTGAAAATGGGTGTTACCTACGAAGAATACACATCCTACGACACAGACCAACGATTGCGATTTTATGCCGAACACGGAAAGACTATCAGTCGAATGATAGCAATGACCATTTGTTTTGGTAAGTTTTCGGGGCAATGGTTTTCAAGGACAGTTGCGTGGTTTTTGCGCTGGGCGGTTGATTATAAATATATGAAAGCTGCTTATGTGCAATTTGTTTCTTTGATGGGAACAAAGTCTTTCGGGAATATTATCAGGTCGGTAGAGGCGATAAGTCCGCTAACGCCAACGATGACCTTGAGCCAAAAAAGAAAGGGGAGTTAAAGAGCCGGTACGAAGGCTCCCATAGCCTCTTTGGTTTTATATGGCAAATTGCTTCCGCCACTGGATGGAGCGTTGACTACATTCTTTGGGGTGTTAATCTGCCAACTTTACAAATGATGCTTTATGATGCTCCGCACTATGTGTCGGAACCTGAAAATAAAAGCAAACGTAAAACGCCGCAGACCGGAAAAAAGAAAAGAGATATTGCGGAACTGTTTCAATCACGATTAAGCGAATATAAATGAAACCTGTTGAAATAGAATTTTTGATGAAGGACAATCTGTCCGGTGGTTTGGATAAAGCCGGACAGAGCGCTTCGTCTATGGAAGACGCATTCAAACAAGCCGGATTAGGCATTGATGAATTGAAAAGTAAGATTGAAACGCTAAAATCACAACAAAAACAATTACAAAACCTTATAAATGATTCTTCAAAGTGGGGTAAGCCGCCTAAGGCATTGACAGACGAATACGATAAAATTTCTCAGGAAATTGCTGAAGCCGAACAACGTATTGCAAAATATAGCGGGCAAATAAACAACGCTGAAAAAGTACATACTTCATTAAGAACGCAGATAAAATCCGTCAAAGATGAAATGGCAGCCTTGCGTAATGAAGCACAACAAAATAACCAAACTATTGATGAAAATACAGGAAAATATGCCGAATTAAGGAGTGAACTTGGGAGACTTACCCAGATTCAAAAAGATGTGGCGCAACAAGCTAATGTTCTTTCCAACCACGAAATGCAATTTCAGGGTATTATACAAGGTGTTTCCGGTCTTGCCGGTGGATTTTCCGCAGCCACTGGCGCAATGTCTTTATTTGCAGGTGAAAATGAAAACCTGCAAAAGATAATGACAAAGTTACAATCTGTTATGGCAATCACAATCGGGTTACAACAAGTAGCGCAAACGCTTAACAAAGATTCTGCATTCATGCTTGTAACAGTGCGCAAGGCAAAGGAATTGCTTACGGCTGCGGAAACAAAATTTGCCATTTCTTTAGGTATCTCAAACGTAGCCGCCAAGGCTTTAATGGCAACACTTACGCTTGGACTTTCTGTTGCAATTGGGACAATGATATACTTATGGGATAAGTTTAGTACGAAAGCACAAGAAGCAAAAAAAGCGGCGGAAGAATTTAATAAATCAGTATCGGAAATCGCATCAAAACCTATTTCCTCAATTAAAGAATTGTCGATTGCATGGTCGAAACTTGGAGATGACATAAGAGCAAAGGAAAAATTTATTGATGACAATAAAAGCAAGTTTGAATCTTTGGGAGCGTCTGTGAATAGTGTTGTAGATGCCGAAAATTTACTTATTGCCAATAAAGATGCTTTTATCTCCTCGCAAATATTAAAGGCAAAAGCATTGGCGTCAACCGAATTGGCAAGCGATAAATATAAAATTGCGTTAGAAAAACAGTTGAAAACTGAAGTGCCGGATAAATATGTAGGAACAGGTAATTTACGCAATAAAAAATTTGATACCGGCTCTTTAATACAACAATTTGGAAGAAGTAAATCAGCAGACGATTTATTAAAGCAAGGACTCATTGAACTTAATCCGCAATGGGAAAAGTACCAGCAAACAATGAAAGACAATTTTGCAGAAGCAAATAAATTGTTTGAACAAGCAGCTAATTTTACCACACAGGAGCAAGAAATTTTAGCACGAATCGGGCAATCGTCAAATAATATTGTTGAAGGAAGTGTTTCTGAACTTAAAAAGGCAATAAGTAAATTACAAAAAGAACAGGAAAAAGCTACCACAAAAGTAGAATACGCTGATTTGCAAAGGAAAATAGACATTAACCAAAAACTTATAGATAAGATTACGGGCGGTAAATCTACCACCGGTCAATCTGATAAAGCCAACCAACTGAAAACGGAACAAGCCGCTCGTAAAAGGCAAATAGAAGAATATACGGCAAACCTTGTCAATCAGCAACGACAAAGTGAGTTCGATATTCGGCAAGCCCGTATTAACGAAATGAAAGACGGCATTGACAAAGAAAAGGCGACTATTGCCTTGAATTACGACAAATTGATTGAAGAAAACCGCTTGCGGCAGGAAAAATGGATAAAAGATTTGCAGGCAAAGAAAAATTTGGAATTTGAGAATGAGCATCCGGACTGGAAGAAAAAAGGAATGGAACTCCCTACCGTAACAGCAAATGACCTAACAAAAGAGCAAAGAGACCAATTGGATAAATATACCAAATCTGCAAACGAATACCAAACAGCCGCTACCGCTAAATTAGTAAAAGATTTAGCGGATAAATACAGGGACTATGCACAGCAACGCATAGACATTGAAAAGAAATTCAATGCCGACCTCGCCGCTATGTATGACGAGAACGAAAATCTTATAAATGGAATTACACAAAATACGGTAGATGAACTGAAGCAACAAATGACTGAGGCTTTAGCAACGCTCGACAATGAGTTTTCACACAAAAAAACGTCAATCGAAAATCTGTTTGACGATATGTCGCAAAAATCTGTCAGCGACATGCGATTAATTGCTAAAGAAGCGCAGGAGATGATGAACTTCATTAAAGGTGGTGAATGGGATTCCGGAAAAGCAGAAAGATTTGGCATCAAAACTCAAGCGCAATTTAAGCAATTAAACGCCGAATGGTCGAAATCGCCTGAAAAATTAGAGGCTATTCAAAAGGCTATTCGTAAATTGAATGATGAGGCAAACAGGTCGGAAACCGCTTTTAATAAAATGGCTGCCGGTCTGAAAAAAGTATTTTCAGCAAAAGGACAAAGCGACCTTGAGGAAGGACTTTCAATGCTTTCAGATGGTTTACGAAGCGTTACAGAAATGAGCGACCTGTTTTGTGATTCTCTCCACAATATTGGCGAATTGTCCGGCAGCGAGATGTTTACTCAATTGGCGGACGGTATTTCTTCAGTTATGGATGCAGCCAACAAAACCATGCAAGGTGCGCAGGCGGGAGCTGCATTCGGCCCCATTGGTGCGGCAGTGGGCGCGGCATTGGGACTCGTTTCTTCAATAACAGGCGCTCTTGCAGCAGGTAAGGCACAAGCGGAAAAAAATGCTAAACTGACAGCAGAAATGATGCGAAACCAGTATACCGCAGAAAAAGAAGTGAATCGCTTGTATCGCGAGCGGTACGACTGGTCGCAACGTATTGGCGAAAGCAATTTGGAATATGCTCAGCGAGTTGGCGAGGAATTGAAAAGGCAAAGAGCGGAAACGGAACAAGATGCAGATGATTATTGGAAAAAGTTACAAGATTCTACCTATAAAGACCGTTGGGATAACGGTAAAAGATATGGTGCATTTGGAATTGACGAATTGGCAAAAGACGTTGACGCCGGTTATGTTGGAAATGCTTCTCTTAGAGGAAAGACAGAAAAAGAAATTGAGGAGTTGTACCAAAAAGGACAATTGTCTGACGATGCGGCAGCGTGGTATAAATTGTGGAAAGATGCAAACGATGAAAAGCAGCAACTACTCAAAAAAGAGGAGGAAGAATTGGAACGCATCCGAGAACTCACAACCGGTTCCAGTTATAATGCAGTTGCAAATTCCATTGTTGAAGGATTCAAAGCCGGAAAACGTTCGGCAGCCGATTTTGCAGATACGTTTGAGGAGTTGATGAAACAAGCCGTATTGAGTTCGTTAAGCATGAAAGCTGACGAAAAAATGCGAAAATGGTATGAAGATTTTGCCGAAATGGGCGAAGGTGGCTATACCCAAGAAGAAATAGACGAATTGCGGCGGAGATATATGGAAAATATGGAGCAATTAGCCAAGGATGCCGAAACGTTAAAAGAGATATCCGGCGTTGACTTTTCATCTAAAACCCAATCCGGCAAAGCAGGAGCTTACGAAGCTGCATCGCAGGAAAGCATTACCCGACTCGAAGGCTTGTACTCTTCAATGTTAGAACACTCTATAAGCATCGACGACAGCGTGGAAAACATTGTCGAAGGAATGAGCATTGCTTTGGGACACCTCCGAAAGATTGAAGAAAACACCAGCAGTAGCGATGCTCATTTGGATAAAATAGAAAAAGCAATTGAAACGATGAAAGATGATATTGCCACAATCAAACGAGACGGTATAAGAACGAGATAATCATGGAAATACTGACAGGACTTTTATTTATCAATAATATAGATGTGTACACTCAGTACGGCGCGTTCCCGGCGGAAAAGCAGCGAGGTGGACATGAGAATTATGATGCCCTTTTCAAGCCTTCCAAAACAAAAGAACAAGTCGCCATTAATGTACGCGAGCAAAATGGAGAGATGCTCCCGCCTGTCTTGGACGTAAAATTCGAGGCACGGGATGTAACCTTGTTTTTTGGAATTGAAGCTTCAACAAAAGCGCAGTTCCTGACACGCCGGACAAGTTTTATAGAGTTCCTGCGAGCCGGAAATAACGGTTGGCTGAGTTTCAAACTGACAGAGCTAAATAAAACATTTACATTTTACCTGAAGGATATTCCCTCATGGGAACAACCGATATTTGATGACGGACTCTCTTTCGGGCGTTTTCAAATAACATTCAGGGAACCTAATCCAACGTTTTAATAACAAAAAAATAGTGTTCAAACAGTATTCAAATGGCAGCATTTAACGTATATAGTAAAAACAATGTCTTTCGGACTATCCTCTACGCTTCTGATAATTCAAATCACCAGACAGCGATACAGGATGAAAATACGCTGTCATTGTCTATGACTTCCCAAGAGTGTGTCCGGTTGGAGCCGGGCGACTATGTGGATTTTATGGATGTTCGCTTTTGGATGCTTGAAGCCTATACTCCCAAACAAATCAGTACGGTAGAGTGGCAATACGATTTGAAATTTTATGGCATAGAAAGTATTGCCAAACAAGCATTGATGCTAAATTCGGAAGAAGTTCCACTCGAAGCCTATCATGGCCCGGCGCGAGAACAGCTGGCAATGGTGGTTATGAATCTGAATCGATGGATGAATACTACCGATTGGAAAGTCGGAGCCTGTGTGGCTACCGAAGTTTTAGATATTGATTATTCGGGTGGGACTTACTGCAACGAAGCTCTGACAAAAATAGCTGAAGCTGCCGGAGCGGAATGGTGGATGGACGGTTCCACCATTAACATAACCCGCTGTGAACATAGCGAAGTAATAGAATTGGGATATGACAACGGACTGATTTCCATTGAGCGAGACAATGCCGATAATGTTCCGTTCTTTACCCGCCTGTTCCCGATAGGCAGCAGCCGGAATATTGAATACGGAAATTACGGTCACTCCCGGCTACAATTGCCTAACGGAGTTAAGTATGTGGAGCGGAATGCCGACAAATATGGAGTGGTGGAACGCTACGAAGACAATGCTTTTTCTCACATATTCCCTCGCCGGATAGGATATGTTTCTTCTGTGAGAACCGAACAGGCAAAAAACAATGAAGGAACAAGTTTTACCATATACTATTTTAAGGATACCGGTTTGAACTTTGACCCCAACAGTTATGAAATTGGCGGACTTGTAAAACATATCATCTTTCAAACAGGCGATGTGGCCGGTCGTGATTTTGAAGTAAATTATAACTCAACGACAAAAGAATTTGAAATCATTACACAGTGGCCATTCAATAACGACGTACAAATGCCGGGTGGCTTGTTGGTACCTAAGTCGGGCGATGCTTATGTTCTGTATAATATCAAAATGCCGCAGGAATACTATCCTGTGGCAGAGCGGGAATATGAGGAAGCTGTAACCGAATTTCTAAATGAACATTCGGATATGACAGACCGGTCAGTCTATAAGTGTCCTACCAATTACATCTCCCTCGATAATCGCGGTATTACCTTGACAATAGGACAACGTGTCCGGCTTGTAAGCGACCGTTTCTTCCCCGGAACAGGTTACAGAGATAGCCGTATTACTCGCATCACTCGCAATGTCAACCGTCCGAACCAGGCGGACATTGAAATTAGCGATGTCCTGTCGAAAACAACCCAAAGCAGCATGCAGGACAGCATTGCTGCTATCAGACATGAATTCATGACGGCGGCAGAGACTTTCCCTGATATCATTCGCAGTTGGGAATCAACCAAAGCAGCCGACAACAATATTTATTCTGCTCGCAAATCGGAACGTGAGTTTTTGCATAAAAACCTCCCGGACACTGCTGCCGAATTAATCAAGTTCCTCCGTGGCGCCGAATTTGGACAGTTCTTTCCCGGAATAGAAATCGGATCTGGTGGAGCTATCGACCGTGAGGGTAACGGAGAACTACAAAGCCTCATCATCCGTTCGTTTCTTAAAGTTCCGCAATTGATATACAATAAGGTATCAGTTACCGGCGGCGAAATGTGGAATACCGAAGGTGCAGTAATCAAGTCGGTAACTCCTGACGGCGAAAATGCTTACATTTTGGAATTAGATATCGAGGATGGCGACCACATAGAACTCCAAGTCGATGATATTTGCAAGGGGCATTATAATAACTCCGGCGGTTTTGTTACTTCGTATTTTCGTGTTACCCACGTCAATGACGCGGCAAATACCGTCCGGATAGTATTGGGAGCCAATAGCGAAGTTCCGGGGGGCATAAACCATCCGCCAGTGCCTTATATGAATATTGCCCGCTATGGCAGTTTTACTGTTCGGGAACGTCAAAGGAGCCAATACTTCAGCAGCACGAAAGGTTATATCGTTTTGTTAGATTTTGTAGACAACTATAAAATTGAGCCTCGCCACTACCGGGCAGTATTCGGCAATATCCCGCCGTCCCTGCTGCCCGACAGTCTTCCAATCAACAAGAACGATGCAGGTATTTACCTGAAAAATGTAATTGCCGAAAATTTCTTCCAGTTAGATAACCAGGGCAATCCGGTAAAAATTATCAGGGACAGAGGTTTGTGGACTGAAAATCCACAGGATCCATACCTGTGCAATACGCAGTATCAGGATGAAGTTTATTGTGATTCCTGCAAATACCGG